AGACAAAACAAAAACAGGTGAAATTGTAAAAGTAGATGGTAAAAAGTATGAACTTATTAAACATGAAATTGATACAGTTGAAGTAGTTAAGACAAAGGTAGTAACTAAAAAAGGTGAAGATATCTACCATGAAACAATTGTAGAAAAGGAAGTAATTATTCCTACAATAGTAGATACCGCAGCATTATTAAAAGATTTTTTTGCAAAAAACATTTACAAAGATACATTACAATTACCAGATAGTTTAGGAACAATTGCAATGATTGATACGATTACTCAAAATAAAATATTGGGTAGAACTTTTAATGCAAGTGTTAAACAAAGAACTATCAAAGAAACTATGATTGTTAAAGAATTACCAAAAACACAAGTATATTATGGTTTAACTGGTGGATTTAATAAAGCAGATGTAGTTTCAAATCTTGGTGCAGGATTACTTATAAAAACTAAAAAAGACAAAATCTATAATTTAGGTATTGGTGTTGCTAATAGAGTATCCGATGGAACCAACGGAACATTGTCTCCATATATTGGTGGTGGTGTTTATTGGAAGATTAAATTCAAAAAATAATGGGAGTTCAAGGGCAACCTAAGAAAACATTAAAAGAAATAATAGCTGAAGAATATCGTAAATGTGCGTTAGACCCCATTTACTTTATGAAGAAGTATTGTATTATTCAGCATCCGGTGAGAGGTAAAATACCCTTTCACCTTTTCCCATTTCAGGAAGATTGTTTGACTGATTTTAAAGATAATCGTTTAAATATTATTCTTAAATCACGTCAATTGGGGTTATCAACCTTATCTGCAGGGTTTATTTTGTGGAAGATGTTATTCAATCAAGACTTTAATGCATTGGTAATCGCAACCAAAGTGACCGTAGCTAAGAATCTGGTAGAGAAGGTAAGAGTTATGCATGACTTACTTCCTGTTTGGTTAAGAGATGGTGGAAATAGTTCGGTAGAAGATAATAAACTTTCCCTTAAATTAAAAAATGGTTCACAAGTAAAAGCAATCGCAAGTTCTCCAGACGCAGGTCGTTCGGAGGCCCTATCATTATTGATTGTAGATGAAGCCGCATTCATTAGAGATATCGATGAAATTTGGTTATCAGCACAATCAACCCTATCAACGGGTGGTTCTGCAATCGTATTATCTACTCCAAATGGTGTGGGTAATTGGTTTCATAAAATGTGGGTAGAAGGTGAGAGTGGTGCAAACGGATTTAATTGTATTAATTTACATTGGACAAAACATCCAGAAAGAAATCAGGCATGGAGAGACGAGCAAACTCGTATATTAGGAGTTAAAGGTGCATCTCAAGAATGTGATTGTGATTTCGTTGGTTCAGGAGATACTGTAATTGACCCAGCATTATTAACATGGTATAAAGATACCTATGTAATGGACCCGATTGAAAAAACTGGCTTTGATGGTAATTATTGGAAATGGGAACATCCTAATTACAATAGAGCATATATGGTAGTTGCCGATGTCGCGAGAGGTGATGGTTCGGATTATTCTACATTCCAAGTAATTGATATTGAAGATTCATCACAAGTTGCAGAATATAGAGGTAAAATAGAAACAAAAGATTTTGGAAACTTTTTAGTAGCAGTATCCACAGAATGGAATAACGCACTATTAATTATAGAAAACTCAAATGTAGGATGGGCAACTATCCAACAGGTGATTGATAGAGGATATGGTAACCTATTCTATATGAGTAATGACCTAAAATATATTGATGTTGAAAAACAAATGTCTAATAAGTTTTATAGAGACGAAAAGAAATTGGTTGCAGGATTTGGAACAACGATAAAAACAAGGCCACTTATAATTTCTACATTAGATACATACATAAACAATAAAGATATTTTAATTCGTTCTCAAAGACTTATAGATGAATTATTTACATTTATTTGGAGTGGTGGTAGAGCCGAAGCAATGAAAGGATATAATGATGACTTAACAATGGCATTGGCAATTGGACTTTGGGTTCGTAATACAGCACTTCGTTTGAAACAAGAAGGAATTGATTTAACAAAAACAATGTTAAACTCAACACAGGTAAGTCAGTATACCGGATTTGTTGCATCAGGACATCTTAAACAAAATCCTTATGAAATGGATATGGGTAAAAAGGGAGTAGAAAATTTAACTTGGTTATTAGGATAATTATATATTTATATAGTGAAACTCTTGTAAATGAATGAAGATTTAAATAAATGGTTTAAAGAAAAATGGGTAAACATCGGTAAAAAAATCGATGGTAAACACCCACCATGTGGAACTTCAGGAGAAAAAAGAGGTTATGCAAAATGTGTTCCTGCAGCAAAAGCAGCCGGAATGAGTAAAAAAGAAAAAGAAAGTGCAACTCAAAGAAAAAGAGCTGCACAAAATGATGCAGGAAGAGGCGGTAAAGATAGTGATGGACAAGGTAAGAAACCAATATACGTTTCAACTAAACCAAAAAATGAAACTATGAATATAGAAGAAAGACTAAATTTATTTTTAGAAAAAAATTGCCCAACCGATGCAGGTAAATGGGCAGCGTCTAAAGCAGCAGCAAAATCTAAATTTGATGTATATCCATCTGCATACGCAAACGGATGGGCAGCAAAAAACTATAAATCTAAAGGTGGTGGGTGGAAAACTTGTAGTGAAAATGTAGTAAGTGAAGTAACGGGTAGAGAAGCAAAAGAAATTGCTAGATTGACGGGTACACGTGATAGTATAGTACAAAAATTTATAGATGATTTTAATTTGAATGCTAAAAACCTTTTTAATTTTATAGCTAAAGGAAAAGAAAAAGTTAGAAAAGATTTCGCAACCGCAATGTCGGGTAGACCTGGTAATAAATATCAAGGTGATTTTGTAGGTATGTTTGGAGAGGGTGTAGTAAACGAAGCTTGTTGGGAAGGATATAAACAAGTTGGTGGCAAAATGAAAAATGGTAAAATGGTTCCAAATTGTGTTCCTATAAGTGAAGATATCAATAGTGATGATGATGTGAATTATGGTTTAGTGGAACCTGAAGAATACGATGTAGAAGATGAGGATATGGAAGATTTTATTTCTTTTATGAGAAATTATAGTAAACAATTATCAGAAGCAAATTGTGGTTGTGTTTACGAAGCAGAATATCAGGGTAGAGATGTTAAATTGGGAAAACCAATGCAGGGTGATATTAAGAAATTCAAAGTATATGTAAAAAATCCTGCAGGAAATGTTGTTAAGGTAAACTTCGGACAAAAAGGAATGAAAATTAGAAAATCAAACCCTGCAGCTAGAAAATCATTTAGAGCAAGAATGAATTGTGATAGTCCGGGACCAAGACATAAAGCAAACTATTGGAGTTGTAGGAAATGGTAATATTTGGTAATACCAAATATTTTCCGTATATTTAGAAAAATAGAATTATATAAAAATGGCAGACAAAACAATATTTAGTAGGTTACAAAAATTATTTTCAACAAACACAATTGTTCGTAAAACACAAGATGGTGTAAAAGTTGTTGATACCGATGAGTGGCAGAATATGACCACAAACTTGGTTGACCGCTTTATGAAAATGAAAGTGACAAACTATGGTACAGGACAAACGGCATCATCAATGGCATATCAGCAAGTTAGAATTGACTTGTTTAGAGATTATGACTCAATGGACTCAGACCCAATCTTATCATCAGCATTGGATGTATATTCAGATGAAACAACCGCTAGAAATGAAATGGGTAATGTTTTAAAAATTCATCATGAAGATGACCAAATAAAACAATTATTAGAAAATTTATTCTATGATATTCTTAATGTAGAATTTAACTTATGGCCATGGACTAGAAACTTAGTTAAATATGGTGATTTTTTCCTACAATTAGAAATAGCAGATAAATTGGGCATTGTAAATGTAATGGCATTATCAACATATGAAGTTAGTAGAGTAGAAAACTTTGACCCAGAAAATCCTCAAAGAGTTAAATTTGTATACGCACCATATCAAAACCCATCAGGTGGTTATGGTCAAACTCCAAAGAAAGAATTTGAAAACTATGAAATAGCTCACTTTAGATTAAATTCTGATTCAAACTTTTTACCTTACGGAAAATCAATGATTGAAGGTGCAAGAAGAGTTTGGAAACAATTGATGTTAATGGAAGATGCTATGTTAATTCATAGAGTAATGAGAGCTCCTGAAAAAAGAATATTCAAAATTGACGTAGGTAATATTCCACCAAACGAAGTGGATAATTACATGCAAAAAATTATCAATAGTTCTAAAAAAGTTCCATTTGTAGACGAAAGAACTGGTGATTATAATTTGAAATATAATATGCAGAACCTTATTGAAGATTATTATATGCCGGTAAGAGGTAATGATAATGGTACTTCAATTGATACCCTAAAAGGTTTGGAGTACAATATGATTGATGATATTAACTACTTAAAAGGCAAGTTAATGGCAGCATTGAAAATTCCAAAAGCATTCTTAGGATATGAGGAAGATGTGAATGGTAAAGCAACTCTTGCAGCACAAGATGTTAGATTTGCAAAAACAATTGAAAGAGTACAAAGAGTATTAATTTCAGAATTGACTAAAATAGCAATTATTCACTTATACGCACAAGGTATTACGGATGATAGATTAACTGACTTTACATTAGAACTTACAATACCATCAAAAATATACGAACAAGAACAAGTTGAATTATATACTTCTAAAGTGGCATTAATTCAATCAATGCAACAAACTAAAATGTTCTCTAAAGAGTGGATGTATGAAGCAGTAATGAAACTTGCAAAAGATGAACAAGATACAATGACATTACAAGTATTAGATGATACAAAACAAACATTCCGTTTAACCTCAATTGAAACACAAGGTGTAGACCCCGCAAAAGAAACAGGTACCGATGAACCAACTAATGTAGAAGAAGAATTGAATAGACTTAAATCGGAATTAGAAGAAGATGAAAATATCGGCCGTCCAAAAGACCCTGTTAGATATGGTAAAGATGACCACCCACAAGGTAGAGACCCATTGGGTATTAAAACTCTTAAACAAAAAGAAGGGTCTGTAAAATTTAAAGCAAGAGATTCATATTTAGAGATATTTAAAGATATGGACGGAAATAAAAAGACTATTTTAACAGAAGATAACACAAAATAGTAATAAACCAATAATAAAATATATTTATATCAGAATAATTGTATAATTTAATGAAAAAAATAAAACATTCAAAGTTTAAAAATACGGGATTCTTATTTGAATTATTAGTGAGACAAATTACCTCAGAGGTTATGTCATCTAGTAAGTCGGTGGCCGAAAAGCTTTTAAAAGAACACTTTAATTCTAAACAAGAATTATCAAAAGAATTGAAATTATATCAATATCTTATTAATGAAAAATATAATTCAGAATCAAAGGCTGAACAATTCATCAATACAATATTGGAAGCTCGTAAAAAAATAGACGAGAAAAAACTTACAAAGGAAAAATACAATCTTATAAAAGAAATTAAAGAAACTTATGATTTAGATGAGTTTATTAAATCTCCAATTTCCAATTATAAAACACTAGCATCTATTTATAAAATATTTGAAACAGTTGTAACCGATACACAATACGAACCAACCGACATAGTATCAGCAAGATTTACAATTGCAGAAAATATTATAAATTCTTCTATTCAAAATAAAGATGTAAAACTTAAAGATGCAGTTTTAGAAGAATACAGAAAACAAGATGATGATTTAAGAGCAGTTTCTTATAAACTATTGGTTGAATCATTTAATAACAAATATAGTAATCTTACAAATGACCAAAAAGGTTTATTAAGAGAATATATTAATAATATCAATAATACTGGTAAATTAAGTGAATACGTTTCAAATGAGATAACCAAATTAGTAGAAGGGTTGAAAGAAGTTGGTTCTAAAATTTCTGACAAAGTTACAAAAATCAAATTAGCAGAAACAATTGCAAATGTTAGAAAAATTAAATCTGTTAAAAAGATTAAAGAACAACATTTATCAGCAATGATGATGACATATGAATTATTAAAAGAATTAAAAGAATCAATTAAAAAATAAAAAATGGTAAATTATAGAATATTTAACGCAAAAGAATTTGTAGCAGCAGGAGCTGGTACATCTGGTTCTTTAGAAAGTGCATGGGGTGTAATGAGAGGTTCGGCAGTTTGTTCGGGTTCAGTAACATTGGAAGGATTTGTAACTCCATCGGGTTCAACACCGGTTAGTACACGTTCTACATTGAAATTAGAATCATTAGCACAGGGTGAACCAATTCCTTGTTATGTTAGAAGCATTACGGTAACATCTGGAACAGCATATTTATTAGCATAATAAATTTAAAAAAAATGCCAACAACACCCAAAGAGCAACAATTAAGTAAGATTAGAGAAATCGTTCGTAAAATAGTTAGAGAAAGAATGATTGACGAAATGAACACTACCGGTGGTGTGGAGGGATATAATACACCTTTTGCATTTAGTGGTAAAGGTGGTGAAAAGAAAAAAGCAAAAAGACAAGCAGACCTTACAGGATACACACCAGTTAATGAAAATAGATGGTTGGCATTGAAACAAGATGAATCAACTGCACAGGCTAAAATTGGTAGAGGTATATCTAATATCAATAAACAATTAAAAGAAATGGAAAGATTTCTTAATTGGTATGGTAAGATTAAGAACGAAAGTGGTGTAGATAATAAATCTTACTGGAAAAGGACAAATAGTCATATTTATAGTATACAAGAGAGATTATTAAAACTAGACCAAAAAATTAGACAAATATCAGAATAATGAAACATACAGAATTAAAAGAACTTATCCGTCAGGTAGTAAAAGAAGAAAGTGATTACCAACAATTATTCAAACATATGTTGGATAGAACGGGTAAATCTATTCCTGATATGACAGATGCAGAAAAAGTTAAATTTTTTACTGCAGTAGATAAAGCTAGCAAAGCAAAATCAGAAGGTAAATTAACAGGATACAACGAAGCTGAATTATCTGCAGGTCAAAAGAAAATTGATGTTGATGGTGATGGTGAAATTGAAGGAAGTGATTTAGCTACGTTAAGAAATAAGAACGAAGTTATTCAAAAAAAAAAGTAAATGAATCTTTGGCCGTTGATATAATGGTCACATTGGGTGCATTTATTATTGGTAAGATTGTTTTTTATTATATGTGGGATTTGGTTGATAAAGGAATGAAATACTTTACTGCTAAACCAGATTATAAAAAACCGGTAACAAACATATTGGATACATTATCAAATAACAAAAGTTTTATAAATGATGTAACCAAATTGATTGACCAAAAAAAGGGAATTGATAGTTCAACGGCTGATAAAATAGTTAAATTACCATATGCACAAACACAAATAATAAAAGTGATTGATGATGCAAATGGTGAATTGGATAAAACAGAAATAGAAAACCAATTAAAAACTATATTTTTCAAATCTTGGTCAGATAAATCAATTACTGATAAAGCAATAGAAAAAGTTAAAAAGGATATAAAATAACATGAATAAAGGATTATTAATAGAAACACATTTGTTCGAAGCAAAACTTCAACAAGAAGAAAATGGAACTTATTTAGTTAAGGGCATTTTGCAAAGAGCAGGTGCACCTAATCAAAATAATAGAAGATATCCTAAAGAAATTTTAGAAAGAGAGTGTCAAAAGTATCAACAACTTATTAAAGAAAGAAGAGCTTTGGGTGAATTAGACCATCCTGAGTCTCCGGTTATCAATTTAAAGAATGTATCACATAACATTAGAGAAATCTATTGGGAAGGTGATGATGTATGTGGAGTAGTAGAAATACTTTCAACACCATCAGGAAATATCTTAAAAGAATTATTAAAGAACAATATTCGTTTAGGTATTTCATCTAGAGGATTGGGTTCAGTTAAAGAATTAAGAGATGGTACTGTAATGGTAGCAGAAGATTTTGAATTAGTAGGTTGGGACTTTGTATCTAACCCATCAACACATGGAGCATTTATGGCACCCTTACAGGAGTCAAAACAATGGGCAAAGATAGCAGAAGAATGTGGTAAGTGGTGTCGTTCACAAGATTTAATGAGAGAAATTATAATAGAACTTAATTAATAATAAAATGGCAAAGTTAATAAACTTAATACCTGGTAGAGAATTGAGAAAGGAGTCCATAGAAGATATGGATACAAATTTACCTGCACAGATGGAAAAATTTTTGGATAGAACTATTAATATTATTAAAAGTTATAATTTACCAAGAAAAAAAGAACAATTAGTAATAGCAAAAATAATTGACTCATTGGGAATGGATAAACAACAATTGATGCAAGCAATTAGTAAAATTAAGAAAAACGATATTTTAAAGAAATAGTATATGATAAAGTTAAAAGATATATTAAAAGAAACCGAAGAGTTTCAACAACTTCCAACCGAATTGAAAAAGCATTTCTTAGAAATCATTTCAACATATAATCAGCATAGAGAAGGAATGAGTAGAAAATCCGATATTATGCAAATAGCAGAAACATTGGGTGGAATTGCAGATGCTGCACAAGAATATACTTTAAGAGAAGGTGGTGATTGGTTTGATAGAGTTACTATTAAAAGAAATATGAGTGAGTTAAAGAAATTACAAACCGGATTCGAAAAAGAAGCAGTAGAAGCTCAATCTCAACAACAAAGATTAGAAGCACTTTACGAAGATATGGGACATGTATTAGGTAGATACTTTGAAATAGCAGATTTATCGGAAGAAGTGATGAAACAGAGATTGGGAATTAGAGAAAACAAAAAGAAATAATGGAACAATTAGCTTCATTATTATTACACAGTAGAACACAAGCACATTCATTCCATTTAGGAGTTAAAGGTGTTGGTGCATTTTCTGCACATTCTGCACTACAATTATACTATCTTAATGTTGCAGGTTTAGTAGATGGATTAGTTGAAGCATATCAAGGACAATACGGGTTGATTAAATTGCAACCGGTAAGTGGTTTAGATACAAATAATGATATCAAAAATGTAATTGCATATTTTGATAAATTGATTGCAGTAGTTGCAAAATTAAGAAAAGACGAAAAATTACAAATGAGTTGGTTACAAAACGATATAGATACGATTGTAACTTTACTATACTCAACAAAATACAAGTTGACAAATTTACAATAGAAGAATGTTAGTAGTAAGTGTTAGGGGCGGAAATATAGAGTGGGCAATAAAAGATTACAAAAAGAGAATTCAGTCCATAAAACAAATAGAAGAACTTAGAGAAAGGAAGAACTTTATTAAACCTTCTAAAAGAAAGAGGTTACAAAAAGAAGAAACTATAAGAAAAAACAAACTATTTTAATAGTTTTCTTTAGTTTTCTAAAAAATTTACATATATATTATCAAATATCTTATTTTTTATTATAAGATTACAAGACAGAGTTGATTAATGAATACCCTTCTCATAAGGTGTGACCGAACAATCAACATAATTACATTGGAGTTCCCTACAAGAATAACTTCACAAACAAATTTAAGGAAAAAACAAGATGGCAAATTCAAAATTATTGAAAGAAGCAATCGCTGATGCCAAAGCTGTAAAAGAAACTGCTTTAGCAAACGCTAAAATCGCGCTTGAAGAAGCTTTTACTCCTAGACTTCAATCTATCTTATCTCAAAAGATGAGAGCAGAAGCTGAAGCACAGGATGATGAAGCTGAAAAAGTTGACGAAGAATTAAAATCAGATGGTATCGGGTCTAAAGTAGACGCAGGATACGCTGAGACTCCAGGTGCAACCCCATCTTACGATGCAATTACTGATTTATCAGTTGGTGTAAAGAAAGATAGTGGTAAACCTGAACAAGCTGGTACTGACTATAAGAAAGTAGCAGACATTTCTGAAGAAGAAAATCCATTTGCACAACAAGATGATGCTATGGCTGGTGATGACAAAGATGCAGAAATTGCAGAATTGAAAGCTAGACTTGCAGAATTAGAAGGTGAGAACGGAGAAGAAACTGAAGAAAATCCATTTGCAAAAGCAGAAGGTGAAGATGAAATGGGCATGGATGACATGGGCATGGATTCTCAAATGGGTGACGATTCAATGGACATGGGTTCTGATGACGAAGAGTCAGAAGATGATATGGACTTAGAAGCAATCATTCGTGAATTAGAAGCATCAATTAATGGTGATGACAACGAAGAAGGTTCTGACGAAGAAGATAGCATGTATGAAAATCTTGCTGATGGTTCTGAAGCTGGTACTGACAAAGGTGAAACACCAAAAGTTGTTGTAACCAATGAAGCGGAAGAAGATGACAAAGAAGATGACAAAGATGTTGTTGATTTGGAAGAAATCTTACGTGAAATGGAAGCTGACATGAAAGATGACAAAGAGAAAGTTGATGAAGAAAAAGAAGAAGATGAGAAAGAAATGAAAGCAGACTTACAAGAAGCTTACAAAACTATCAAGTCTTTACAAAAAACAATCAACGAAGTTAACTTATTAAACGCTAAGTTATTATTCGCAAACAAATTATTCAGAGCTCACAACATGACTAACGAACAAAAAGTTAAAGTGATTGAAACTTTGGATAGAACAAATTCAGTTAGAGAAGTTAAATTGGTGTATTCTACATTAGCA